TCTAGCTCCTTCACTTTTAATTTTCCGTTCAGCTGTACTCTGCCTTTTAATTTTAATTTTCCCCTAAAGCTTTAATTTTGTTTTTGTCGTAGCATCACTCTACCTCACTTTTTAAAACATTGCTCTGAACCTGTCAATGGTCTAGATGGTCACGGCGGGAGGGGCTGAGAAGAGTCCTGTCAAGAGGCCCTGAGCACCAGATGCTGACCATGCGGCTGAGATATGCAATCGGGGTAGCTGAGCCTGAGACCTCCAGGTGTCTCTGCAAGATGGCTGTCTCAAGGTTGCAGTCATGGCAGGGGCATGCAATGAGTAGTGATTCTCTCCCTCTCTGCACGGATGTTCTGCAGTGACGGTTAAAGTAATACATCCTCCGTCGCATCAGGCCAGTGTTGAGGAACCTAAGATGGGCGCCAGAGTCAAATACAAGCCTGCACTCATCACTGAATCTTCCTCTCCAGGGCGAAAGATGGATGTCACCCTCAGGAATCAGAATGGAGTCTTCCATATGGTCAAGCCTGAGCTTAATCATACTTGTCCTCCTGACCTTCCTGCCTGCCTCAACCATTATGTGAAGGTGGTCACTGATCTCATTCAGAGATCTAGAAGTTCCTATGTCAGCGATCATGTGATCAACCATCTGGAAGGTCTCCGGAGGCACATCCTCCAGTCGCATTTGAGCGTATTCGAATCGAGGGTGGAGATCAGACCCAGGAGGCTCCAGATCTATCCCGAGGATTTTGACAGTCGGGAAGAGGTCGAGGAGCCCGCTGATGTGCCACCCTGGCCTACAGCCTGCGTAGAGTACACTGATCATGTCACTACCTCCGACACTGACGCACTCAGTCAGAAAGCGGATCTCAGTGATCATCAATTTTCTCTGCCCCCAGTGATAACCTTTTGACCTGCTGTCTGCCTGACTAAGCTCTCTGAACGGCCAGGTCTCTTCCACATAACTGTCCATGTAAGTGACCGCTCTGCTGAGCACACACCCATGGATGCTAAATCGCGCATCACCCATGCGGATCTGGTCTTCATTCTGGAACCGGAGCACACCGCTGAGAGATTCCATGATGGCCTTCCCATAAACAGAGACAATGAGGTGAGTGTCCGGAAAGTACTGATAAATGTACACTCCTGACCTCTCAGACACATTGGGATTGTTCACTCCGTTTTCCACCATAGGGAGCAAATCACGGCTGATCGGAATGTCCATCTTGTCCCCGATGATCCTGAGCGAGGCAAGGCAGAAGTGCTCCCATGAGTCGAATCTGGTCTCTGCAATCCGCGTGATTACATACAGACGATGAATCTTGGCTGCAAGGACTTCGACAGTTGTGGACAGTGCACGGAGTGAGGTGAGCATCAGACGTGCATTGCTTGCCACTCCATTCGTATAGAAGGTGTGTGAGCTTTGTACTTGGAACAGCATGACCTGTTGCATGGACTGTGCGATGCTCTCCCGGTTGGATACAACCTCCGCCATTGTCCCGAAGCATGACGCTTCTGTGCAGAGCTGTCTGATTGCAGTGAGGAAACGTGATCCCACAGTGGCTGAGAGACTTCTGGAAAACACTTTCATGGGCTGGTAATCAGGCTGAACGGTCGGGATACAAGATGTGCAGTCACGGACCATGTAGCCTGCTGGACATGATGCATTTCCTGAGTGGCTTTTTAGTCTTCCACCGTGTGTCCGGAGGTACTGCAAGAGGGATGGTTTGGGCCGCGGAACTGAGCATACCAGATACATCAATCCATTACCTTCAGGAGCGGAGTGAGGCTTGACGAAGTGCTGGACTGAGTAGTAACCAGACAGTGTGTTACTATAGGCTGCCAGATCCTCTTCACAGTTGTAGAATACCTCGATTATACAGCATGAACTCTTCACCAGGTCAGAGAGGAGCACGCCATTCCGCACAACTGCCATCTGGTCGTTGACAGTGAAATCAGAGTTCTCAATTGTGATCAAGATGAGGTCTCTGTGTCTCCCCTGGGTGAGGCTTGCGAGTGTAGAAGAAGCGTCTTCCAGCGTGAAATCTACAGAATTCATCAGTGACTCATCAAAACCGTAAACCTTTTCCTCAAGATCACTGTTGACAAACCTCGCAGGCACAGTGTCTATGTATGCGTGTGCGATGTAATCTTGAGGACCTCTAAGGGAGGTGATGAAACAATCCTCTATTGATGGAAGAGAGCAGACTAGAAAGGCATCCTCTCCAGAGGAACTCCCGACGGATATAAGTCCCTTGATGTCCTGGTGCTCAAGGAATGCGAGGCACTCTCCTATAGGGGCAACAGACGTAGAATGCAGGCCGGATCCCCGAAAGTAGTGAGCCACTGGAAGTTGCTCGGGCTGCCTCACAGGCTGCCGGATCTCGAGCTCGAGGTTGGTGTGGTACAACATGTCACCAGGGTAGTCAATCAGGAAGTTCAAGCAATGAGTGAGTACAGGGACAAAAGGAGTTGTGGATCCAACCACAGTGGGTGCACCTCCGGTTGCAAGTCTCGCAATCCAGTTGACAGTGGGAGATATCATCGGCGGCATGCAGCAGAAGGATCTAAGCCCTCTTGGTAAGTGATCGACCTCTAGTGAAGCTAGGAGTTGTGCAGCCATAAAGACCGCGTCCATCTCCCTACCCTCTGGCAGTGATCTCACCACCTCTCCGATGACCTGAGAGTAGTGGTTTGCCATTGACACAGACATGCGTGCATGGACTGCCATTCTCACAAGCCGGAAGTGGACCGCCTGTGTGAAAACATAAATCATGCTGTTGTGAGTGGTGCCGACCATGATGGGGTAGATTTGGGAGGTGCATATATCAAATCTCTCACTCATGAGCCTTGTGAGAGACAGGAGCAGAGAGTCCTCAGCACCAGCAGGGATTGAGATGCTGTCATATGTTGTGAGTGTCCCCCCATCTGAGACAAACTGATTACGAACACCCCTCATCCACATCCTCTCAGCAAGCGGTCTCAAGAATCCATTGGGAAGAGCACTCACAGTTGCTGAGACTATGAGATCCACAGACGCGAGACTGGTGAGTGAGAAAGGGATTGACATGAGGACAATGTCGGCCACTTGCTTGAGAATTTCCATAATGTGGATTTTCTGGAGGATACTCGCACTTGAGCTGACGGATCCTGGAGGACTTATCTCTCCGGGCAATATCCGTGTTCCAACGAAGCCTCTGGACTGTCTCACCAGCCTGTTTGCGTACACTGCGGCACACACAGCCCGGACCTCACCCTCAGTGGTTGGCTGCCATCCAAAGTTGGACTCAGCCGATCGGTAAGTAATCGCACCCTCCGGGAGAGATGCGATCTCGGTGTATAGGGAGCGGAGTGAAGATCTGAGAATCTGGATGGATGTCTTATCAACGAGCTCGATAGGCCTGTCGTCAACCACTCTGACAGAGTCAGGGCTGAGGATGTGCATGTGGAAGTGCCGTCGGGGAGAGTTCACTTGAATGTCCTCCAACACTGCGAGCATCCTAATCGCGTAGATGCCATACAGTATTGCAGGCCCATACCCAATAGCAAAGTTGTAGTTGAACTCACCCCGAGAGTACTGACCCATCCTGTTTGTCGACACGGCAATGAAGTCCTTGACATTGTCAATCCCACAGAAAAAGGTTCCTTTGGACATCTTCATAAGATGCAGCCTGTGGTGGTATGAGACTCTGGAGGCATAGCCAACCAGAGCATCAAGAAGAGCAACAGAGGCATCTGAGACACTCTCAGCTTGAGCCCTTGCCTGTGCAGCACCCTCACCAACCCCACCATAGGCCCAGTTACCAATCTTGTGCAGTGTCATGCCTGCCTCCAGAGGGAGATTCCGGATGTTGAGAGTAGCAGAAGCACCTTCCAGCATCTCCTCAACCATACTCCCCTCGTACCCCTCGAGAAGGCCTCTAGAGAGGCAGAGAGTCCCGCCCCTCCCATAGTACTGATCTGGAAGCAAGCTGAAGCAAATACACTCGTTCTCAGACTGTCGGCACTCAGCGGTGCACACTCCATGAGGACACTCTGTCATCCTGAACATGTTGCTGGGGTGAGGAAGACCTGTAACTGGCTCAACCCCCCAGCCGGCCATGATCATGTCATACAGGCGGGCTGCAGTAGGGAGCTCGTCACAGGGGACAGCCTCATGAGCCCTGATAAGCAACAGCCTGTCAATCATCCCACTGAACTCACGCTCCTCATTTCTCATTGTAGTGATGTAGGGGGCTTCATTGAAGCATTTCCCGTTCAACCTGTTCTCTGTACTCCTGTTGACCATTTGCTTGGTCATCGCCTTTGCCTTAGAGTAACTAAGGCATGCAAGTCGTGCACCGATCACCCATGGGTTGAAAGGACGTTCTGCCAGTGAGTTTTCAACCGCATCATTGTACTCCTGCTCAGCGAGGACTCCAAAAATCTCATTTACCTCTGTGTTGTTCGAGAATCTTCGGACGGAGGCCATTGTAGCATCCTCGATGAACCCCATGATATTAGTCATCTTGGGAATGTTGGGCTCACCAGGGTTCTCAATGAGACGGCTGAGACGAGGCTCACCCTCCCTCTCAAGCACTCCACTCATCAAAGCACCAACCAACCGGCGGCTAAAGATGTCACCAGACTCTGCTCTGCTGAGAATCGAGGCCAGATTCACATGGAGTGAGTCAGGGAACTGCCTCATGCTGAGAGATGTGATGTCAACAGCGTTGTATCCTCCAGCTGTAGAAGTCATACTTAGGATATCTTTGATCAGGCTAGCATCAATAGGGACACGCTTTGCGAGACACACATCAGCCAGCCTCCTTCCACCGAGCGGATGGCGCTTGAGGAAGCTCATGATGGTCCTGGCCTGCGCATGCAGGGGGATGCAGACCGCAAGGAATGGAGTCAGGTCAGCATTCGCCATGGTGAAGGAGGATGACTGAGAGTCATTGAGGAACTCCATGAGGCTTGGGAAGACACCGGTGGATGCAGACTCGGCCTTTGACAGCCTCTTGAGGACTTGGGGCATCATGATGCCCTCATCAGAGAATTCCTTGCTCCAGTTGACGAGTGTCATGTGGCCAAAGCACTCCTCGTCTTTTGTCTTCAACCCACTCTCAAGTGCCAGTCGCTCGATGACTGCCCTCCAGGCCATGATTGCAGCTCGGGCGGTCTCAGGGGATCGAGCAGTCCACTCAGCCTGAGATGAGTACTCGGAAGGTATTGGGATAAAGGAGATAGCAACCTGGTTGTCTCCTTGTCCACAGAGGAGGTAACCGACACCAGTCTCCTGCTCAGCAAGTTCAAACATCGCCTGTGTTGGAATGAGCCATCCCTTCTGCCTCTGTCCCTCAAACCCCGAGACATGATGGTACCAGGTCAGGCTGGATGGATCATAGGCACCCTGCACTGTGAGAGGGCCCCCATTGTAACTCCCAACATGAATGATGCTGTTTGAGAAGATGTGGTGGGTAGAAGCAAACAGCCCCTGTGACCCGCAGAAATCATCGAGCATCTCAAAGCAGAGCATACAGTTGTCGTTCCTCATGTTGAGATTCCACTTGACATAGTCCCAAATGTGTGCGCAGATCAGAAATTTCTTTCCCCTCATAGCCAGGTGCGGAAGCCTCTCCTCACTGTTGAGAAAGGATGTCTGATGCCGGATCTCCTTGACCATCCTCCTCTCCTGAGAGTCCCCGACACTCATGGTCTGGTGCTTGAAGTACTTGAATACGTGGTCCTTTAGCATATGCTCAGTCACTGCGAAGTACATCCTCACAGCCAAAACAAGGATGGCAAAGAGCCTCGCCCGAATCCACTTCATCTCCCCGACCTTTGCCACAAGGCGGATTGACAACCACCTCATTGGGATTTCTCCCCGCATGACGCATGTGAGAATTTCCGCAATTGGGATAGGATCGGTTCTCAGGTACTCCAGGATGAGCCGGCGTTCCGTCTCCAACAGCTCCGCCCCCCAGATCTCAAGGAGGTTCTGGTTGTAGACTCGTGATACACAGTCAGCAAACACCCCAAGAGATTTGTCATCCAGGTAGAGTGAGTAATGGCGGTGGTCATCGTGAGGCACATTGCATCCAAACCTCACCCCCATCCAATGGTCAAACTTATGACCCGGTGCTTGCTCATTGATTACATGCCCACCCCCAACCGAGAGTGCTCTGCCCAAAGGAGTGTCCTCATACCCCTCGAGTACATGGAGAACTGGAAGTCTTCCCTCTTTCGCAAGAAACTCAAGAGTGATTGCCCTTGTGGATGCTGCCCTCAAGCGCCAGGACGTGTAGTTGGACACAGATGCAGCTCTCGGGCCACAGTGCTTTTGTACGGCATCACCTGACTGCTTGGGATCAATGTCGGGATTTCCAAAGAATTTTGCAGCACCGAACAGCTCCAGCCTTTGTGCAAGGGACAGGGCACTCGACCAGTCAGAGTCAAAAATGGCAAGCCCATCTTGCAGATCAATCCCATACTCAAGGCAAGTTCCAAGAACTGAGTTGTACTGCTTCATGTTATAATGACATCCAAGCTCGAGCGTGTCATGGCCCTCGGTGGTTGATGCCACAGCTGTCAGCATCGACTCCCACGCAGAGATGACTGAATATGCTTTGGAGTCATATTTCTTGAGCAAGTCTGTTCCCCAACCCATGTAGCTCCTGAACACTTCAGTAGGGACCATGCTATGTTGGTCAACCCCACACCCCCTGATCGTGCCCTCAAGAGCTGTAGTGCGACACTCGACTGTTGCCAACATCATCAATAAAACTGAGTGGCTGAACAAGTGTTTTGCCCCTCCACGCTCTCTCTCCGCCAGATAAAACCCACTGCAGGACATGATGGTGTAATCTGCCAGCCTATACGGGCCCATGACAGGTGTCGTCTTGCCACCCACCTTGCAGTTCTCGCAGTAGTACTCGTCACGTATTGCGATGATCTGTCTTTGAGTGAGTAGCGGCTTGGCCATCATGTTTACTGTCCACTCGGGAGAGAGATTCAAATTGTCCAGTGACTCAGCTAGAAATGGTGTGCCAACTTTCAGGCTATTCACATTCATGTTTGTTGCCTCAACCGACCCGAGCCAGGCTGTTATATCATCCTCGGTGGGAGGAGTTCCAAAGGAGATGTCCACTGCACTCTCAAACACATTTGCATAAAGGGCCCCGAGTTCAAGGTCCACATTCTGCAGTCCGCGTACAAGCTGTGAGAGGACAAACTCATACCCTGCCTTGAGAGTGTGATCCCGCGAGTACCGTTCCACATCAATATTTCCTGCGACCATGTCCAAAATGATGGCACAGTCAGTCGGGTCACAGGCTTGATTCATCCTGAGATCTATGGTCCTTCCAATTGAGAATCCACCCTCATCACTCTCTCCGTCACCCATTCTTGAGCTATCATTGCCATCCATTCAGCGCCAAAGGTACACTTGAAACTCAAAATTAAAAATAAAAGTAAGACTTTAGTGTAAAGGACAAGGGAAAGTAAGAGTGAAGGAGCAATGAACAGAT